GTACTTGAACAGAAAGACCTTGCCTTCGTTCTCGGGGTTTTCTGGATCGTCCAGAATCAAAATGTTCGACACATAGTGCAGACGCCTTTTCCGTTCTCTCGCCAAGTTCTTGTTGGCTTCGAGTCCGGTTTCCCATAATACGTTGTTAGCATCAGCAACTGGGTCTTTCCCACCGATGGACGTTCGGCAGTTTTCGATGTACCACTTGTTACCCACCACTCCCTTGAACCCGTGAGAGAAATACTTCACCCAAGGTATAGTCTCTCCCTCAATCGCCGGTAGGAAACGGATTCTTGCGAGTCCGTTACCAGCGCTGTCCGTCTGCGCTCTCCAGAAACGATCATCCGAATAGGATTTCGCTTCCTGATTGCTGTCTGCAATCTTGTTGAGTTCTTTTGTGAGTTCCTCGAAACCAGATTTTGATTTCTTGAGCTTTGCAAATTCTGACATTATACATTCCTCCGTATTTTTGTCTTATTCACCAACTACTCATAATATAATGATTAATAGATATCCACTTTATACATAACAAAACATTTGCGGGCACTCCCCGCAATTTCTTAAAGCTTAACACATTTTTACCTGTTTGTCAAGTACTATTTTTTCTTTATCATCTTATAGAGTCCCCCGCATAATATAGCAAAAAGAATCACAATATAAAAAATGATAAACCAAACAATAAAATCCTCCCCTGCGAAAGAATGAAACTTATCCTTACTACCCAGCACCCTTATTGGATAGATGCTGAGCAATAACTCGACAAGAATGATTTCACCATAAGTAGCGTAACTACCAAAAATAAGGTTAATCATAATTCAAGGAGTCTCTATACTCATCATATGCTTCTGAAATTTCAGAAGGGATTTCATCGGTAATTGCATACTCATAATTTTCCATTAATGCATCTTCCGATATATTTTCCAATTCATCATTGTCCACATAAAAAATTTTCTTTTTACCCATTCTCATTCACCCCACAATACAATTGTTTCAGGAAAGAAAAATGGAACCAAGGACATGGTTCCAGAAGCTTCAGCGCGCGCTGCGGCCGCGATACCCGCGCTAATAGTATCAAGACCATCGCTTTCTCGCGCACGAAAATCGTCAATTACCTGAACATATTCCTTCATCTGCTCGGGAGTATGTACACATTTAAATTTATCATCAAGGAACAAACCACCAAAAGATATTTTCTCACACGGCATCACATTACCATAATCCAGATGATATGGTCCTATTGCAACATCCATCTCGTCATCTGCATCTTCCAACAACTTTTTCAATTCTTTAACTTTCATAACTACCTCCATTTTAACTTTTCATACCTTAGGCCTGTAGTCCAGCCTGGATTCTACCTACTTCTTCTTTTAACTTATTTTTCTTCGTTTTCAAATCTCGAATGTCATCAAGAAGACGATCATGATCTTTCATATCGTACAAACGAGACTCCATTCGATTTGCAAGAGATTGCGTTTCTTCAATCAGTCCTGACAAATAAGAAAAGTTTGAAGTCTTAACACATTCTCGCATTTCATCAAGAACTGCACATAATAGTCTATTCGGCATTATCTTCATTCCCACCTTTGTTCTGATTGAATGGTAACACATTTAGTTGCTTCACTTTTGGAACCAAAATGTTTTTAAATGTGTTATAATTTGAAATAGGACCGCCATGCTCTCCACGGAGAAATGGTTCATATTTCACACATTTTATTTCAATATTTTCCCAAATAGGGTTTCCTTTCAAGTCATTGTTGAAGTGATCAAAGAAATTCACCAACTGGTTCATGATAATAAAACTTTCCAACGATATTTTACCATGAAATAACATTTGTAAAATGATAGGTTGTTTTCCATAAGGAACAGCGAAAAGAGAATTAAAATGCATTTTCCTCTCAACCAACGTCATCATCAAAATCCCTGTGTCAGCATCAAACACTTTTTCAAGATTGTCTAGTTTCATTTTCCAAAATTGAAAATATTTCCTTCGTTGCATATTATTATGAATTTCACCAATCCAAGTTGTTTCATCAGTTATAAGATTGGAAAGAAAATATTCACTTAAAGCTTCCAACGTCATATTTTTAGAAAGTCTGACAAAAAACATTCGATCATTTCTTTTACGGAATGCTTCCATAGTTACATTTGTCTTTCCGTTGTATTTAAAATAATCATAATTTTTTCGGGTGAAGTGTGCTTTCAGCGCAACATAAATTTTGTACGCTTCAAACCCACCCTCAAATACTGTCTCATCAGTCATATCAGCAATTTCCTCATATCGGCAACTTTCCTCTCTGCGGTAAGAAATGCAAATCAATTGCTTCACTCTCAATTTTGTCTTTCAATTGCTGATCGATTAATTTTCCAATAGCGTCTGGTTCAACTCCATTCTTTTCACAAAAATCTATAACCGCTTCAATATACGAAAAGTTGTTGTCCTTGACACTGGATTCAATTTCCAATGTAAATTTTTTGGAACTACGAAAAACTACCGCCATTGTTTTGGCTCCCATCTATAGAAACGATGGTTTCCTGTCTGTTTCACAAAATGCATATTTTTATCCTTTACCCATTTGGGCTTTATTCTTTTGTTGTGATAATGTGTTGACCCTTCCGTTACATCAAATATATTATGATCTTCTAGAAGGTATAACATCATCGCAATCTTATAAGAATCGTTCCAATCTATTCTAGTTTTAGGTTTGTCTGATTTCCCATCACAAAACCATGAAAATTGACACGCACGACTACCCAAGCGCGCTGGAGCTTTTGATTTTATATTACCCTGTTTTACCACTTGACAGATCAGGCTGGGAAAATATGAATGATACTTTCGATTCAATGTAACCAACCCCACAGCAAGTCTTCCGATGCCGGAAGTTTCTCCACGAGACTCGTGATAGATATTCAGTGCTAAGCATCGAACTTCTTTTTCAACAACCTGTGATTTAATACTTATTCCACGCATTTCATTTATACTACTTGCACTGGATAAACCAAATATCAACATTACCATAATGAACAAGTATAATAAAATTTTCTTTATTCTAAACGTCCGACTCATATAGTTGTCCCTCGGCTGCTCTTCGGCGAACCAATCCTTTCATTTTTCTACCACCAGCCATACACCATCGACTTAGCTGATATGGTACATCATCATGTTCTTCTGCGTTCACTCTTTTCCTGAGAGTACTCGCTTGTAATGAACCTAGTCCAAGATTGAAAGCAAAGGAAACCAACGCACCGAACTGACCATCGGTCAGCGGTACGTTGATTAACTTTACTACCCCCTGCTCCGCGTTCATCATGTCCTTATGCAACACCAATGAAGATTTAAGACTATTCCACCTCATATTCGGTTGAGGTAAACTCCTGTCCGTACAAATTAAATGTCCATAACCAATAGTCCAGAATCCTGCAACATCCCGATAAGGGATAGTGTCATCGCCATCCTTTTTATGTAAACCTTCAAAGTGTGAAATTAAATCCACTGTATCCTTGCAAGCACGGCGCATTATTTCAGACCAATCTTCTTACGAGTTCTATAACCAAACCAAAAACCAAGAGTCATTTCCAACAAAATCATATCTGCCGGTGTCCAAATGTCCATGACGTTTTTGGTTGTTGCAAATGTTGCCCATTTTGTTGCAATATACAATCCAACAAATGCATATGTTACGCCTGGGCGTACAAACCCGATGCAGAAGTCAAGGAACGCAAACATATATGCAAGAGGTAACTGAAACGCTGTTGCCCATTTCAGGTCTGCAAGTTTATCCAACACTTGTACCCCAAAACTGATTTGAGGTTTATGTGCTGCTGCGAAATCTGCTGAACCAGCTTTTTCAATTGTCTCCTCCATGCGATATGCAGCTTCTTCCTTTGCAAGTTTACCCTGCATCTCCATCAACGCAAGTTCATGACTGTGTTCCTGTTTCTTTTTGAAGTATCCAAGAACATCACCAATGAACGGTGCTGCGAATCCTGCGAGTCCACTGATTGCTTGAATTCCTAACCCTATCGCTGCAAACATAAAATTCTCCCTTGAAGTAAATCATAACAAAGAAAAATCTCAAATTATTGTGTCATGTTGAGTGCATATACATCATATACACCTTAGTACCAATATATTAATGGTCCCGTTCTGTTCCAAGGTGGGACCAGACCCGACAGGCTATCTATGCAGCCTGTGCAAAACTACCAACAAAGTTGTCAGTTGGCTTTTTAGGGACGTTTAACGTGCCTTCCCCATCACGGGCATCCTTGTTCTTGCGTCTATCACCCCTGTCGAATCCTTTCAGGCCCATGCTCCAGATATAATGAAGTATGATTGCTGGTGGACCTGCCGGCATCGAAGCCGGGTCCAGAGCGTCCTTCCCCAAAAACTCAAACGGTTGCCAGTTCTTATAATAATCCTTATCTCATTTCCATTGAAGTTTCGTCTAACTGTGATCCGGGTGTAGTCTCGTGAACCTTGTTCAATACGTCATTGAATCCACCTCGACCTCGCCGTGGTGCTCGAATCATTCCTCGACAAGTTACAAACGGAGCATCTAATTCCCGTTTAATAAATTTACCAGAACACCCATTTTCACAATTTTCGTCAAATGGTTTGTCTCTTTCAGATATCAATCGAAGTGCGGTAGATACAAGTCCACACTTCTTACACGCATATGTATATGTTGGCATTTATTTTACCTTTTCAGAAATGGAACCAGCGTAATGGTAATATGGAACGTCTTCTTTTGACAAAAATTGTGAAAATGGGTGTTCTGGTAAATTTATTAAATATACTGCTTTACGCTCCTTAATATACTTGAGTTCTTTCTTTTCATTTTCTGATGTATCAACACCATCACCAGAATACCATGCTTTTTCTGTTGTAGCTCGGCCGTTCAATGTGACGCCGGTAAATTGATCAAAATTTTTATTAATCACAATTGTAATTTTATCTACATCACCTTCACATAGTTTCATATAAAAACCATCGTAAGGCCCACCTAACAATAATACATGATCTTGAAGGCTATCCGAAATTTCATGTGTGATTTCTTCAACAAGTTCTTCTTCTTTAAGAAGCTCCTCATCTTTTGGTTCTGGAATAAATTCAAGATAGCAATCATCTTCTAATTCATCTTGCGTAACTTCCCTATCATCTTCAAAATCGTCATCTGGAACATCATCAAAAGTAACTGGACACATTAGTATTCTTCCTCCGCCTCACCGTTTGCATACCACTGGGAATTAATTTCTTCCCAATCGTAAATGGATCGTATGGATCGAATTTTCTTATCCCGGAGACGCCGCTTAGTTTTGGACTGTTCTTTCCCCAAACGATTCTTTTCTCGATCTTCTGATTTTCTTTCTTTCTGTTTTTGAATTTTTTCTGCTCTCGCAATTTTTTCAACGGTACTAGTACCCATAAAATAAATCCTCTATCGTCTATGTTGTTTATGGTGATGTTTGTGACCATAATGTTTGTGACCATGGCGATGCCGTCTGTGTTTCGGCCGTCCATGCCAAGTATGTCTTCCATACCAACGGAAATTCTCTCTCAACTTACTAGGGCAGAGAATGTCCCGAACTTGTCTACCTACATATGCACCATTCTCATAAATGTATCTTGTCTGCAAACACCAGCCTGGAGCATATGGTTTTAGTTCAGTCTGAAACCGAAATTCCCGTTGAACGTGCCATGAACCAGTGGGATGGTGAGTGGGGTAATATTCCGGAGATATTGTGATTAAATGAGGTTTCATTATTTCATTCACAACCATCAACCCAAAAATACTAGCAATTACTATCCCTACAGTTTCATTATTTGCTTCTGCTTTGCGTGGTGACAATAAAGCCAATTGCAAAACAATCAGTAGTGAAATAAAACACCCTTTCCAATATTTAAACATTACTGTTCTCCCTTCATCATAGACGTAACCATATCCACTGAGTTAAATCCATGACCACCAATGTGCCAATCATATTTATTTTTCGGTGTGTGATAAACCTTCCAATCATAGATGGTAGCAAGAACGATCATATCGCCTGCTGCCCATGGACAGGAACATGGTCGCCGCCAGGATGGCCGGTGATGTATTTTCCCACCAAAATTATTCTCCTTGATGACAAATTTAAGAGTCCACTCGACTGTGGATTTATCCAAATCATCACGATAAGTAGGTTCTCCAAATTTTTCTACCAATTCGTCATATGTGGTTGTGATATATCCCATCAATGACGTTCCATTAGTATCAATGGTGTCATTGTTTAAAAAGGATACAGTTGGCTTCTGTTGAACATTCAACATTTTCTCAATTCCTCATTCTAAAATGTGAGATT